TACGCAGCAGAAGGAAAAGCCAACGCTGAGCCTGCTCAAGCTCGACTTTTTTCTGAGTTTGCTGAAGCAGCTCTAAGAGACATGGAAGCTTTGGTAGAAAATCCTGACATAGATCCCCGAGTGGTTCTTGATGTAAGCAAAGCCCGCACTTTTTCTCGTGCATTAAACGACTATTGGACACGCGCTTTTCCCGGGGAAGCTTTAGCTACTACCGGGGCAGGCAGTATGCAGATTGTGCCCGAACTTCTTTCTAAAAAGATTTTAAGTCAAGGCGGCAACGACACGCTTATTCGGGTGGAGCAGATAAACTCTGCTATGAGATTTTTGTTGGACCCTGAAACAGCTTTAGAAGGTCCTACCATTGGTTCAAGAAAGCTGCCTACAGACGAAACAAAACTTTCTCCGGCTGGTGAAATGTTTGATCAACGAGGCGTCAGACGAAGCATAGATGAAGAGTTGTTTGAAAATTTAAGCGAAGCAGAAAGAACAGCCATAGCAGAACGTTTGAACAGCACCGTACAAGCAGAAAGAGTTCTTTTAGAAGGTATGGCTGGAAAAATTGTAGATAGAGAAGGCAATATTTCAGCGCAACGGTTAGCTGATTTTCGTAACGATTACGCCTCTGTCATTGATTTATTCCCGGGCCTTAAACAAGACCTTGAAGATGTTGCAATGACGCAAGCTCGTTTAAAAGAAGTGACATCAGGAGAAGTAACCCGGGAAAACCAAGTTGATCGTTATATCAACAACTTCTTTAAAAACTTAACAGGAGAAAATGTAGCTGTTTCGTTTGGAGATATTCTAGGTGTTAGCTCTGGTCTTCAACGTTTAGACAAAGGAGCTAATCCTTCTGTTGAACTTAAAAAACTGGTTGATTTAGCAAGAGGTGCTGTTAGAAAAGCAGAATCGGACGCTACGTTAGCTACTCGTGGCTTGGCTCCAGAAAGTGTCCAAGAAGCACGGGGCGGAGAAGCTCCTCCTCAAGCACTTACTGTGGCAGAAGTAGACAATGCCATACGCTCTTCTATTTTTGACCAAGCGTTTGTTTATTCCGGGGGGACAGAAAGCGTTGATGGCGTACCTAATATTGATTTTAACCGGTTAAACGATTTCTTTTTTGGTCCTCGCCAAGGTGCAAGACCAAACGTAGTTACGCAACTAAGACGTGCCGACCTACTAACTCCAGTTGAAATTATTAATTTACAAAAGTTAATAAAATCCGGCATGTCCATTCAAAGAAAATTAGATGCTGGAGGAGACAAGCTTCTTGAGGAGCTGCAAGCTGAAGGCGATTTGATGGTAGAGCTGTTGACCCGAGTCTCTGGTGCTGAAGCCGGTACTCGTGTTGCTGAGCTGTTAGGATTTAAAGGTGGATTGATTGCGCCTGCAGCCGGTTCTAAAGCGGCTCAAAAAATAGTAGAAAAAGTTCCTTTAGGTAATTTTACTAAAATAATGAGAGAAGCTGTTTCTGATCCACAAAGAATGGCTTTGCTCCTAAAGAAAGGAACTGATGACCTGACTCCTAATCAGACCAGAAACTTCAACAAACAAGTAAATGCTTTTCTTCAAGCCGCTAACATTACGTTGGCTGAAGGAATTGGCGAAGAAATAATGGACGATGATGAGCTTGAATTAAGTCGTGTGATGCCACAAAGAAGCGCATCCATGGAAGAAAGAAGAGCCAGCCTTGGATTAGATCGACCTCAAGCGTCGGTTTCACCGCCAATGCAGCCTCCCGCGCCACAACCGCCAATATTACCGGCTCCTGATCTGCAGCCCACGCTTCCCGCGCCAAGTGCAACCTCCCCTCAAACGCGACAACAATATGCCCAGATGTTCCCGTTTGACTCGGCATCTGATGTTATTCGACAACAAGGCGGTATTGGAAGCTTGATGACCTAGATCAACCAGTTCTTAGTGTCTTCTCCTAAGACCTGACCAGCAATACTAATTTTATTCTTCAAAGCTTTTAGTATCTTTTCATCTACCGTACCGGGACTGACTAGATCCACGTACAACACATGATCGTTTTGCCCAATGCGGTGTGCCCGGTCCTCGGATTGCAACCTAATCTCTAAGTCATAGCTGTTGTTGTAATAAATTACGTTAGTCGCCGCTGTCAGTGTTAAGCCATAACCTCCTGTACGTGGGTTAGCAACAAAGAACCGTAGTTCACTGTCCGGGTCTTGAAACGAGCTAACTATCTCGTCCCGGTCTTCCTGTGACGTTTCACCATAAAAAGTAACCACGGAACGAGGGCCATACGCATCAGCCAGAGATTGTTCTATTGCTTTAATGTCATACACAAAAGAAGCCCAGATAATAACCTTCCCGAT